TGACGTATAACGGCGATAAGAAAGAGCTGTACTTTGATGCTTATAAGAAGTGGGAAAATATCTGTTACCCCATGTAATGGGCGTTGCGACGTCGCAACAGGAAGGAGCGCATGATGAATAGATTTCTAAGCTGGCTGAAACGGTTCTTTTGTCGGGCAAAGCCTGAATGTGAACACCGATATAGAAAGCACTGGTGCCGCCGCCATGGACCTTATGGTGGGTATGTAAGGCGGTGCGTGAAATGTGGGAAAATTAAGTCATAGCAAGTCATGGGATTAGTCATAGACACGCAGGCGGGGCCTGGGTGTTATTTTTTCGCCTTTTTTCGGCAGGCGTTAAAGAACCGGAAGAAAGGAAGGTGTCATAATGACGCAGGAACAGTTTGAAGCCCTTGGCATTGAGAAATCTCTTGCCAAGAAGGCCGCAGAGGAATCCAAAAAGGAGCTGGAGGGGTATGTAGCAAAAGACACATACGACCAGACAGAGCAGCAGCGTAAACAGCTGGAAACATCCGTCAATGACTACAAGACCCAGCTGGAGGCATTAAAAACGACTGCCGGGGACAATGCAGCGCTTACCCAGCAGATCACAGACTTCCAGAATCAGATCAAGCAGAAGGATCTGGATCATCAGAAAGAGATTACGGATCTTAAGCTGACCAATGCCATTAAGCTGGCTATTTCTGCATCTGCGCAGGATAGCGATCTGGTAGCCGGTCTGGTTGACAGAAACAAGCTTATCCTTGGCGATGATGGAAAAGTGACCGGTCTGGATGAGCAGGTAAAGGCTTTGAAAGAAAGTAAGCCATTCCTGTTCAAGGCGGAGCAGAAGCCTGCTGCAAAGAAAGGCTTCTTCCCGATCGGAGCCAAGGAAACGGATGGAGGCAGTGGCGGAGAAGGTGGTCGTATGACGATGAAGGAAGCGATCGCAGCCAAATTAGGCATGGGCGCAGATGAGAAAGGAGAGTAAAAAATAATGGCGATTACACTTGAAGAAGCAAAAAAGAATGTGCAGGATGACCTGCAGATGGGCGTGATTGATGAATTCCAGAAATCCAACTGGATTTTGGAGCACATTCCATTTGATGATGCAGTATCACCGACTGGCGGAGGAGCAACGCCAAGTTACAGCTATACCCGTCTTAAGACACAGCCCACCGCACAGTTCCGTGAGATCAACAAGGAATACACCCCATCAGAGGTAACCAAAGAGCGCCACACGGTTGAAATTAAGGTGTTTGGCGGTTCTTATGAGATTGACCGTGTGATTGCAAGCATGGGCGGCATTGTAAGCGAGGTGGAGCTGCAGCAGGCTCAGAAGATCAAGGCAGCGCAGGCACTGTTTAATGATACATTCATCAACGGTGATACAGGAAAAGATTCCAAAGCTTTTGATGGCCTGGATAAGGCGCTGACAGGAAGCAGCACAGAGTACAACAAGGCAGGAAGCATTGACCTGTCTACCTCCGAAATGATCACTAAGAATTACCAGTATTTTCTGGATATGCTGGATGAGTTCCTTGGCGGTCTGGATGGTACTCCGTCCTGCATCATGGGAAATAATAAACTGATCTCCAAGCTCCGTGCTTGCGCGAGACGTGCCAGTATGTACCAAGTAACAAAGGATAACTGGGGAAACCAGGTGGAGAACTATGGCAGTATCCCGTTTGTGGACATGAAAACAAAACCTGGTACCAATGATGAGGTGGTCGGGATTGATGACGATGCAGGAACAACCTCTCTTTATGTAGCCCGTCTGGCTATGGATGGACTTCACGCGGTTTCTTTCGCAGGCGTGGCCCCTGTCCAGATCTGGCTTCCTGATTTTTCTACCGCCGGAGCCGTAAAGAAAGGTGAAGTGGAAATGAATGCAGCCATTGCGCTGAAAGCATCCAAGGCGGCAGGCGTATTCCGTAACATTAAAGTGAAATAGTAGGAGGTATAAGGCATGAAGGTGTATAGCCCCAACAAAGATTATACCGGAGTATCAGCATCCGTGCCATTTTGCGGCGGAGTAGGGGAAACGGATGATCCATATCTGTTAGATTGGTTCAGGAAACACGGTTATACAGTGGAAGAGACTGGGGATGCGGGAGCATCTGAACATGAGGGCGAACCTGAAAATATGGAAGAACCCAAACCGTCCAAAGAACCCAGTAAAAAGGCACCGTCCAAGAAAGCAGGTGGGTGATATGGCATATGAGCCATACGCTGCACCTGATTTTTATTTGCATGAGTATGGCGGGAGCCTGATCCCGGAGGATAAGCTTTCTGGCGCTCTCCGACAGGCATCCCGCCACATTGATTCCCTGACCTTCAACCGGATTGCGGGCCGGGGAATTTCTGATCTTACACCATTTCAGCAGGATCTGATCCGGGAGGTGGCCTGCCAGCAGGCGGATTTTGAATACGAAAATGCGGACGAGATCAGCACGATCCTGCAAAGCTACAGTATCAACGGCGTATCTGCTCAATTTGGCAGCTCCTGGAATGTGTATACAGAACAGGGAGTCGCTATGAAGAGAGATGTATATGCTCTGCTGTGCCAGACAGGTCTATGCTGCCGGGGATTGAGGTGATTATATGAAATACCCTTGTTTGGTACCGAAACGGCTGTGTAAAACGGAGATCCATGTACATCTGGAATCTGAGGGGACAGACGAATACGGACAGCCGGAGAAGGTTCTGGATCTTGACCTTCTGGGCAATTTTCAGGACGGAGCTAAAACGGTGTGGACGGATGAAAAGAAGCTGGTACAGATCACAGGTACAGCCCTGTTTCCTGGGGATATCGCCCCGGACTGGCCTTCCTTAAGCGGTGGTACAGTGACGGTGTTCGGTGAAGTACGTCGGATCAATCGGGGAAGTAAAGCTCGGAATCCGGACGGGACGGTCAATTATTGCCGGCTGGAGGTGATCTGATGCAGGTAAAATCTTCCGTCAAACTGAATATGGCGAGGATCAATGAGCTTACACAGGCGGCAGTGACAGCTTTGGAGAAGACTGGCGATGACCTGCATACAGAGGTGGTACAGGCACAGGTCATGCCGTTTGATACAGGCCATTTGCAGGGGGATGCTACTTTTGTGGATTACAGTGAATCTTCACAGGGGAAAGTATCACTGGTAGCAAGCACACCATATGCCCGGAGGCTGTATTACCATCCGGAATACAACTTCCAGACAGATGAAAACCCTAATGCAAAAGGACATTGGTTTGAAGATTGGCTGCCCGGAGGAAGCAAAGCGGATTTTGTTCCTAAAGCTTTTAAGGAGAATTATAAAAAGGCAGGTGGTGTGTGATGCTGACCTTGGATGATATCAGAGGATATATAGCTGGCCTTGGAGAGTATAACATGGTGTACATCGGCAAGATGGACAACAAGAGGGAGCATTCCATAGGCGTATATCCCCGGAAGGCTTCCGGACAGCCCGTGACGGCTCTGGGAGGCCCACAGTACAGCTCCTATGACATCCGGCGCATATCCCTGCTGATCCACTGGGATAAGGACGTACGGGCCTCAGAACAGGCAGCCTATGAATTATTTGAGAAACTTAGAAATGTATCCAGCCTGATGATAGGCGATACCCATGTTAATCAGATCAGCCTTAAGGTACCGGAACCGCAGCCGGTAGGTACAGATGATAACGGGGTATACGAGTATGTAATCTGGCTGGATTTTGTATATCAGAGAAAGTGAGGGTAAGAAATGGCAGGAGAAGCTAAAGTCTATCCGGTACACAACAATGAGTTTAAATTCGGAACCAAAGGCGTGACCAGTTCGGATGAGGATATGGTGATGCCGGCAGACCTTGAAAATTTTGCTCCATCCATTGATGGAACGGTAGAGGAATGGTACGCCATGGATGCAAAAGGCTGGGCTAAGTCGGCTATGACAGGAAAGAAGCTGTCATTTGCTTTTAAAGGCAAGAGATCCGTGGGAGATCCTGGGAATGACTATATTGCGGGGCTTGCATGGAAATTCGGGCAGGATGTTATGACGAATTTTGAGTGGGTCATGGTATCTGGTGCAAAGCTGGCATGCACTGTGGTAGTCAACGTAACCACTCCCGGAGGCGGGGATACCACGAATATTGATACCCTTGAATTTGAGGTAACGTGTTATGGCAAGCCGGAATTTACACCGGCTCCGGGAATTGGCGGCTGAACAGAAGGAGAGAAAAAGAATGTCAAGAAGAGTAGATATTACAGAAAAATTAAGCTTTGACGAAAATCCCTGCCTTGTAATCAGAGGGAGAGAATTAGAAATTAATACAGATGCACCGACTATGCTTAAGGTGATGGGAATTATGTCCAATGATGATCCGGGAACAGGAGAAATCATTGGCGCTTATGAGCTTGTCTTTCCTCAGGCGTCAAGGGATGTGATCGAAAAGGAATTGAAGTTAAGCTTTAATGACCTGATTATTGTGGTACAGGAAGCCTTCAATCTGGTTCTGGGAGAAGACAATAAGCCGGGAGAGCAGCGACCCGTACTACGATCTATTTGAGGACTGGGATCTGATTGTATCCAGTTTCCTGTCGCAGTACGGGTTAAGAATCAG